TTTGGCTTGCGTCGATAGAAACGCAGCTCTAATACATTAGTCTCTAACAGTGCTAGTAATTGGCCTTGTGATACTCTCATGACAATACTTATTGTTAGCAGTGTATATCAAAGAGATCTATGAGCCATTTTGGTGTTCTGTCGTATCGTCCGTCCATGGTCTTTGGCATTACTTTCATGATAGCGGGACTTGCGTATGGGGGTTTCCCTCTCTTGTACCAACGACGACGTTCAAATATGAAGTTATAGAAATGGATGTATGCATTGGCTCTCTGGCAATACACTCCTATGTCAATAGGTAACTGGAATTTGGTTAGGTTCTTTACACACCTTCTCTCGCAGTCTAACTCCAATCTTCTATAGCGGGCGATTGAATCCTTCACTAGTTCGAGATCGTGTTCCTCTCCATCTAGCCACTCCTCGAAAACATTGCCACCATCTCTGCCGTCTGGTAACAAGGTGTTTCGCCAGGCAGCACTATCAGATTGCCATTGCTGAAAGTGGGAGAATTCATGGCATAAGGTAGATAGCCATATCTCTTCTGGTTTGTTGATGGCTACTGAGATGTTGGGTACTTCACTGTCGAAATACCCGCTACAGCAGAGCCCGTCTGCAAGTACATTTTTTGTATTGGCAAGCCGGAGTGTGCCTCCGGCTTGCTTTAGTTCAGACCTTACATGGTCGATAAACTCTTGCTTCTTGGACATCTTGATCACTTCTCGCTGGAGGCATCGTATTTGCAAGTGCAGAATATGCGCTGCTCGTTGAGGAAGATATACTTATGTCCGAGTTGGACCATGGGGATGCCTTTGTCTGAGGGGTACATTACGTGGTCGCCTTCTTTGACAACACCAGAACAATCTGGGCCCTTCTTGACTACTTTGGCTACTCTCCATACTTTCTGGGTTATATCCGTATTGACAATGATACCTCCTCGGTTAACCTCTCCGTCTACTCCCTCATCTGCTACTATGCACATAAGGATGTCACCTAGGACACCTAGAATTTCAATTTCAGATGGCACATTGGTGCCTTGCATGTCGTCTAGGTTTAGTGCAGGTAATCCGAAATTCTCTCTCGGAAGGGTGCCGTGTTCATTGTGAACTTCTTCATGTAATGTTGTCATTGCTTGTATCCTCCGCAAATATGCTTCTTTTTCTTTTAGGGTCTATCTTTTTACATCGTGCGCATTCACCGCTTGCGTACTCATGTGACCCGTACTTGTTTTTTCCGATTCTGTTCTTCTTGCAATACCTGTCTTTATCGATCCTGGGATTGCCTTTCTTGGGTGTATTATCAACACCCCACTCGTCATACTCTACATCCCACTTGCTCATGTTAATCTTGCAACTGCTTCTTTAGGCTTTTGATGTCCACCAGACCTGAGTCTATATACCCGGTTACGTCCTTCCGCGGCAATTCATATCTCTCTGCAAGGTAATTAATGATGCTGGGATCCACTTTTTTGTGTGACTTCTCTTTGCTTTTCTTTATATATTTTATGTTTTTGTATTGCGTGCGGGGTACTATCCCTGTAAAGAACTTATACCACATGCCCTTTTCGTCAAGGGCAGACCACAAAACATTGGCTGTATGATTCATTAATACCGCAAATTGGGGAGAATGGAAGCTAATCCAGCGCTGTGTCATGTAAGGGGAGAACTGTTTTTCCTCCTCCACATCATCTAATATCAGTTCTTTTTTGAACTGAATGATGTCTTTAAGTTGCTGAAATATGTTCATTGGTTGTACTTAGTGCGTTGCTGATACACCATCTTTCCTGTGGTGGCAATAATATAGCTTCGTTGAGTCTTCTCTTTTGTTCGACCGGGCACAGTGCCGTGCCGTTGGGGCGAAGCACCGGATCCCATTTCGCTAATAACTGTTCTGGTGTAAGTGCAGGTGTGCCATATTTGGGAAAGTCCTCTTGGGCCTCTGTCATTATATCACCTTCGTAGTTGCTACAAACAAACTATGTACTGTCTGGTAAAATGCCTCAATACACTTTTGCTGGAATTGCTGTGCCTGTTCATCCGTCATGTTGGTTGAATATGCGAATGAAGGTGCTTTGTACCCTGCTGATATGTTTATGCCTGTGTGCCCTAGAATGGCGCCTCTACACTCGGTTACGATGCTTACACTGGCCTTGCCTTTGGGGATTGTAACCCCCGCGCTGACAAACTCATCGTGCACAAATATATCGTCACCTGATACTTCAATTGGTTTCTGGATTACATTACCGAGTATATCAGCCATGATTGTATTGAACAGGCGTTGGAATGCGACGCCTCCCCAGAGATTCGTCAAGGGCAATTCATAACAGAAATGAACCATATTCTCTGAATAGATGAAATCCTGTTGTATTACATCCTCGAGATCGATCATGTATTCGGTTTCTACGGTTGCCGGCGCCACGAAGGAAATGATGTTCCCTGCGGGCGTGACCTTGTCTCTCAGTACTTTATATGCGAAACGGCTGTGGATCATTGACCCGTCATAGTAGTCTACGTCAAATGCTTTCTTAACTTCTGGTCTTGATAATATCATAGGTCTTCCTTTTCTATCATTATTGTAACATCAGGGTACATAATACTCACGCGTTCCTGTTTAAGTAATTTCATTAATTTTTTGGCGAGTTCCATTGATAGGGCCTTTACTCTTTCTTTAGTGGCCTCGAATCGCGGGTAGTTGATGAGTCCTATCACCATTCCAGGTTCGCCGCCATTTGTGTAAATGAACCTGGTTTCTTCTACTGTAACACCCAACCCCACCTCGTCACAGAATTCACATATAGTTTTATATGCACTGTCTTTGGCCATTTCGCACTGTGCGTGGGTGGTGAGTGGATCATATCCTGGTTTCAATCCCATATATATCTTCGCCCAATATGTTTCACATTGTTTCATTCTTTTCCTATATAGCGGAAACGCAGCCGGATTCGAACCGACTCCTACCCATCACTGGGCAATTCTTCCATTTAAAATATACGTTCCCATCGGCACCAATCAATCCCGGGATTGGTCAGTACCTTCGTCTTTTTTCATTATTTCTTCGATTACTTCCTTTGGCAGATCTTTAAGCATCTCTGACGTAAAAGTATCGTACATACAAAAGCAAAGCTTATAGGCTTGTATCCTTGAGCGAATGTCAATGTCGGTTGATAACTCGTTTATCTGTTTCCATATGCCCCTGTACTTGTCATCCATCGATTCGGCTCTGGCCCTCACTCGTTCGTAATGACTCCTGCAAAATAGCCAAGTGATCACAGACCCTAGAATGTAGAGACACATAGGTACTAGTACGTCATTAAGCATAGTTCAATGGGTCCGTTACATTATTGGCCTTGAATGCTATGAGTCTCTCAACGCATGCAGGACATTTGCCACAGCTAGGCTCAACTCCATTGTAACATGTATATGAATCAGCGTATACGTCTACTTTGTATGTTTCGAGCATTCGAGCAACCGTCTCTTCCTTCTTCTCATGGATGAGGGGAGTTTCGATTCGAACGTCCACGAATTCAGGGCCAATAATGTTATCGAGGGACGAGTCGCATAGTCTGTCGCCTGATATGTCCTCTGATCCCTTAATTGGGTCTGTCCTGCCTGCTTGTATTGCTGCTTCTAAGAACCGGAAAAACACTGGGCGGCAATCACGGTATGCTTCGTAATCTTCTATGCATGCCCCATGGACTATCACGTCACAGTCGTTCTCTTGGGCGAATGCAGCTGCGAACAAACAAAAGATTGCATTGCGCTGTGGAACAACTGTTGAGCGTTGATCTGCCATATCGGTAGTCACTTCGATGCTGTGATCGATAAGACTGCAACCACCTATCTGTGAAATGGGCACTTCTAGTACTCTTCGTGTAACCCCGTGCTTCTCGCAGAAGCGGGTTGCTGCTGCATTCTCTCTTTCGAAGTGACGTTGGCCATAGTTGAAGCCTAGGCTAACAACGTTATCCGCGCCGTGTACGTCAATATAATCTAACATGATGGCTA